ATGTTTTGTTCCATTGTTTATTTTCCTTTCCATTTCTACTGGATCTTCCAGTATTTTTGCTGTTAGTTTATATTCTTTGATAAAATTACTGTATCTCATCAACTCTCTTTGAATTTCTTGACTTTTTAATGTCATACTTTGTAGTTGTTCTGTTTGCAAAGTAAAATCCTTTTGCATGGTAGCCATTGCTTCTTCTTGCGTTGCAATAGCACCTTCTAGTTTTGCATTGTTTGCTTTCAATGTTTCATTCTCTGTATAGAGCCAATAACTTGCCCCACCAAGAACTAAACAAAAAGCTAGTAACATTTGATTCATACTATATGATCCTCTCTCAGTTTCTTGGCAGTTCTTTTTGTGCCTGAATCACTTACATACTCTCCTGTAATTCCTTTACTGCCTTCTCCTAGTAAATCTTCTCGATTGAGTACGATTACTATAAAAGCAAGTATTACAAATAGTCCTACAGTATTACTATAAGTATCTAATAAGTTTGTAAACCATGATGCTCCCTGAGGTAAGAGCAACGATCCTAATACTATTAATAAAAATATTTTTGCTATTAATTTCATTAAATTTCCTCTATTTTGTAGTTAAGTCCTTCTGCGCCAGTGAATTGTATTACTTCTCCACTTTCTGTTCTAAACTTTAAATGTTTTTCTTTTTGAGTTATAATCTTTCTAACAAGAAACTCTTGGTCGTCTGAATCTCCCCAAACACTGTTAAAACTAACAGTTACTTTATAAAGGGGTACAAACTTGCTCTTTAACCATATCCACCACCTTTTGATGGCGGCTAAGAATTGTTTTATTTTGTCCAATATTGCTCTCCAATTGGTTTAACTTTTGCCAATTTGCTAACTCGATGTTTCTAGTTATTTCTAACTCAGTTACATACTGTGTGTAAATATAATAATGAAAACATAATGCTACCCATACGAGTAGCACTAGTAATTTGTTTATGTTGATGTTGATGAGGATGTAGAAGTTGAACTACTAGTTGTTGTACTTGTAGTTGGTACGACTGTTGTTGTTTCAGTCATAGTATTTAATTCATCAATAATCGCCTGTTCTGTAGAAGTAACACTTGTTGTTTCAGTACTAGTTTCTGTACTTGTGTTAGTTGCTGTTGAAGTGCCTGTCATGGCTTCTCCAATCGCTGTAAGTACTGCTGCTGTCTGAGTAACTGCTACTACATCAACTGCAGTATCAGGTACTTCTACTTCTTGAATAGGGACTATATCTGGTTCTTCTGATTCCACATCTTTAGGTTGTTCATTGTATGCCCAAACTAATAACATTAATAACAATATATCCATTATTTCTCCTGTTTTTTCTTTTGTTCTTGAAGTTGCTGTGCAAACTCTTGTATATATTCTTCAAAAGTCATACCTCTTTCTGCGGCGTGTGCCATAACCATTGCTACTTCTTCGCCTGATAAGGTAATCTTTTTAGACATTTGTCCAGTCTTTTCCTTCAAATAGTAATGCCTCTGCTTCACGTCTACGCACTAAACCTTCCAACACTTTGCCTCCAGCTTTGTTCCATCTTTTAATCTGGGCAGGTACTTCTTCGTACTCTCCAGCGTTGAGAACTTTCAGCATTGTTGAACTGTTTAGGTTAGTGGGACCGAGGTTATAAGTCCATGATACCAATGCATCAAACATGCACTGATCTAATTGATTGTCTACTGCGTTGAGAACATGACTTTCATACTCTGCTAATTCTTCTACTAGCATTTCTTCTGCTTGTGCTTTGGTAATTTGCATACCTTCCTTTACGCCCTTGATGTGACCATATCCAATAGTCCATACACCCACTGCGTCTTGGTAAGCATCTAGCTCACATCCTTCAAACTTTTTGATAAGGGCAATGCCCTCTTGTGATATTTTCATAATGTAAAACTTTCTCCACAGCCACATTGTGCTGTTTCTTGTGGACTGGAGATTTTAAACTGTTCATTCAGTCCATCTTCTTCCCAGTCAATGTTGATTTCCTCAACATAACTAAATGTCATTGGATCTACAGCTATCATGCCGTAGAACACCGCATCACTTGAAACATTTGGTTCTTCTAAATACTTCAGGTCATACGACCACCCATTACATCCGTTTGGTTTCAACATTAAGCGTATTCCCCAAACTTGCTTTCTCTCTACTTTTTGTTGAAGTCTTTCGAGAGCGACTTCTGTACAATTTATCATAATATTAGTTAATGCGAGAGGGCAGTTGCCTGCCCTTTCGACTTAGGTCTTGACTTGTACTAAAATATTTGTCCTGTACTTGCTATAACAGCAAATCCAAACATACAAGCTAGAAACATTGTTCCTAGTGCGTCTTGTACATCCTCATATTTTGCTACTTGTCTAAAACTATTCATAATATATTTCATTTAATATCCAATACTTTACGATTAGAGTTCGGAGTTTTAGACAGCGCGATAGTCAATAGTCCATCTGTTAGTTCGACATCGTCTACTTTTAAGTCCGTGTTTAACATAAACTTACGCTCAAAAGATTTAAGACTCAGACCTTGATGAGAGAATCTTTCACTCTCACTTAATTTCTGTTCTTTTTTCCCCTTGATGAGCAACTCATTGTCCTCATGAATTAACTCAAGTTCTTGTTTAGACCAACCTGGCACTGCAACCTCTATTCGAAAGTTGCCTGTGTCCACATTCTCTACAATGTTATATCTTGGATATGATGTATCAGTGTTGTGTAACAACCACTCATTATTCATACCAAGCCAAAATTTACTAATATCAATCGTCATATTATTTCTCCTAATTTCCTTTTCAGTAAAACTATGCCCACCCTTTCGGTATGGACGCCATTGTGCAAGAAACCCTTCTTACACTTATGTATATTATACTAAAAAGTAGACCAAAAGTCAACAACTATTTTTTGGTTACTCATCGAAGTCGATCTTGCCCTGTGCTTTCATGTAGTCCAAGGTCTTTCCGATTCCCTCTTGATGTCCGTACTTGTAGGCAGCGAATGTTCCGATTACCAATATTATTAGGTATGCTATATCTATGTCCATAATTTTTCTCCAATGAATATATTATACTAAAATTATAACCATAAGTCAAGTAAAAAATTAGGGGTATCTAAAAATAGTTGTTGACACATGGATGAAGATTTGTTATAATAACAGTATGATTTATAAAAGAGGTAAATGGTCTACTAAAGAACGACAGACGCTAAAAGACCTTTACAATAAAATACCACTAAACGAGTTATCCAGTAGATTGTTAAGACGAACTACTAGCATAACATCACAAGTTAACTATCTTCGAAAAAGAGGATGGGCGTTTCACAGGAGAAAGGATGGATAATATAATTGAATTCCCTAGAATGAAAAAGTCAGAAGAAATAACAGATAAGTTAGCAACTGCACTTATCGCTGCATGCCACGAACAAGGACTGAATACTACAGATCCTGACTTCGTCTTTGATATGGCATGGGTACATAAGTTTCTTCAAGCGACAGTTGACAATCAACACAACATTGCGAATGACCTGTGTCGCCTCACACGAGCACAAGGATTAAATGAGAATTGAATGTAGAACAATACCAGTAGAAAAAGCCATTCGCATACTGAGAAGAAAACTCGACAGAGATGGCAGAAAAGAAAGAATAAAAGAACTCGAATTCTACGAGAAACCGACAGCTAAGAAGAAAAGAATGAAAGCTGCCGCAGTCAAAAGACAACAAAAGATAACTAGCGAGTATCGTAAATATACTGCAAGACGACCAAGACATGGAAGATATTAAAAGAAAATCGCTATTGTTTTTCGACTTCGCAAGTGAAACTTTGTTTGCACTATGTGTATACTTCTTACTGGTAGCACACTCCTTTATAGAGTTTTTCGAACAAACTCGTTTTGGAAGAGATACAATTTCTCTTTATAAAAAAGTCTCCTCTTACACACTCAATTTCAGAGAACCATTCAAGAAATAAAATATTTTAATCACAAAATCACTCAAACTTTTCCACAATTATATTCACCTACGAAAAAAATTTCTTGTGTTTTTGATAAAGTTATGGTAAAATATTATTATCTAATTCAAGATAGATACTACGGCAATCATTAATTTATCTCTCTTGCTCATAGCGACCTCAATTTAAAGGATTTCAAACTGAATTCTGGAGGGAAGCGTAAGCGAGACTGGAAGAATTCATCTTTGATGTTTTTTATTACTGGGAGATAGAGCTTACGATATTCCATGCCAATCGTATCACACCAAAGAAAAGTCAACTAACTCATAACGACTTTTCACCAATCCCCAACTTTCAACACTTAACTACACTTTCGTAAGATTTTTAAGAAATTACACCCAATCGCAATTTATTTAAGTACGTTTTTGTACTTATTACTTTGGGTTGGTATATGGAAAATTATAACGACAAGCATACAACTTTAAGGAAATTATCCCTAGTATGTTATACACCCGCTA